CAACAGTCTCTCGGTAAACGAGCAGGACGAAGTAACATTTGATAAACTGCAGGTGAGCTTGATGAAGTACGGCTGGCTAGAGATGCCTGTAGTTCTCGAAGTAGAGAGTCAGTCAGATAGCGATTTCTCGGTAGATGGTAAAGGATACAGGATAATCTCAGGTCGTCACATGATCCGGGCAGCCGAAGCGATCGGTGAGAAGACGGTAAGGGTTCAGGTAGTCCCGCCTGGGATATTCGAGTCGAGGGAAGACGAGTTCAACCTGGTTAACTCGATGAACACAGTCAAGGGCGTTATGACCAAGAAAAACCTCGCCCACGTCATAACGAAAGAGGGGTTAGACCCTACCAAGATCGATGTGTTCAAGTTCCCGATACATGTGCTGATGCCGAAACCGTCTGAGAAAGATATGGCGTCACGTAACCTCGAGTCGTTAAGGAACCGAAGATTGCATGAACTTACTATGGCAGTGTCAAAGGAGATAGCTAAGTCGATCAGTGATGAAAGAGATGAGCTAGTCACGATCCTTGTAGTTGATGACAAGGCTGCAGCACTCATCAGGATCCCGTTCAAAACAGGGGAACGTGCTAGGAAGTTTGCTCCAGACATAAAATCAGCTCTGGTTGAAACTATGACCAAATTCATGGACAATATGAAGGAAACCTAAAACAACTTAACCGGACGGGTGCTAAAAAGAGTGTGGGGTCTTTTACATGGCTAATATAAAGAAGTTTGTAAGAGAGAAAAGGGCTCAGTATCTAGAGCTTGTTGGGCAGGGGAACACCCTGACCTATGCAGCGGATCTGATCGGGGTCAGTTACGAAACGATCAGGCTTTACAGAACGGCTCATCCGTCGTATGACAAGAAAGTCCTGGCGGCGAGGATGACTCAAGTTGACATGGTGGCAGACGCCCTGTACACGAGCGCCCTAGGTGGCAACGTTACAGCCCAGATCTTTTGGCTGGTCAACCGTACCCGCCACTTACCGCGAAACGACCCGGAGAAATGGATGCATCTGAACAGCATTGTTGTCTCTGGTCCTGAAGGCAAACCCGTAGAGGTGGAGATCAAATCTAAGGACGATCTGAGGAGGTTTGTCACAGATCTGGAGCAGGAGATTGATGAACTCAAGTCTGAAATGTAGTACTCTAGTCAAGAAAGAACTCAGGCCGGATTCCCGCGACCTCTGCACCCGAGGTTAAGTTGAAACCTACTGAGTTCCAGGCCCGGGTCGAAGCTGCTAAAACATATATTGCTGAGCAGAGCCTATCCAGTTTCGTCCGCCAGTCGTGGCCGGTCCTTGAACCAGAGACCACGTACCTGAAGAACTGGCACATCAAGCTAATATGTGACAGTCTCTCAATGGTCACATCCGGCAAGTGGAAACGTCTTGTTATAAACATGCCCCCCCGATACATGAAAAGCCTCCTCGTCTCGGTAAACTGGCCGGTGTGGACTTGGATCAGCAAACCGGAGATGAGGTTCATGTTCACCTCGTACTCGGCGGAGTTGGGTGACACCCATTCTAGGAAACGATCGGCAATACTGGAGTCGGATTGGTATCGTTCGAGATGGGGTGACAAATTCGTTCTAACTACCAACAAGGTTGGCGAAATCATCAATAACCGCCAGGGTCATATGATCTCTGTAGGTCTTGGTGGCAGCGCAACAGGTAAAGGTGGGAACATCCTGGTGGTGGATGACCCGATCGATCCTGAAGCAGCCTGGTCCGATGCCCAGAGAGAGAATGTCAACCGTACCTACGACGACAAGTTCAGATCGAGGCTGGACGACAAAGTTAATGGTGCCATAGTGTTCATCATGCAACGTCTCCACGAGGGTGACCTCACAGGTCACGCTACAGGCATAGGTGCTGACGAACTGAACGATTGGATCATCCACAAAGGTCGGTGGACACTGATCCGTCTATCTGCAGTAGCCGAACAGGACGAAACAATTACGTCACCTTTAACCGGCGAAGTCCTGGCGGTAAGGAAGGAGGGGGAACTCCTCTGGCCTGAACGTGAACCCTGGGACTCGATCCAGGAGATGATGGAACGTGAGTACATTTTTGCAGGCCAGTACCAGCAACGTCCTACGACCAAAGGTGGCTCGATATTCAAGCGAGAGTGGTTCAAGTTCTACGATGACCCGCCCGCCCACTATGACATGATAGTCACATCCTGGGATCTGGCGTTCACTGGTACCGAACGATCAGACTGGGTTGTAGGCCAGATCTGGGGCAAAGTAAACGCAGACTACTTTTTGCTCGACCAGATCAAAGGCCGCTGGGATTTCACTAAAACGCTCCAAATGTTCACCGACCAGGCTCAGTCAGACCTTGGCCGGCGAGGTACCAAATTAGTTGAAGACGCAGCCAACGCCCAGGCTCTATTGAGTACGCTCAAAGAGTACATCGACGGCATAAAGCTCATACCTCCCTCCTCATCCAAAGAGGCTCGGGCTCACGCCGTATCTGACCTATTCGAAACCGGTCATGTCTACCTACCATCCGAACGCAAATGCCCCTGGATCAAAGAATGGATATCAGAGATGACCACATTCCCCAACGCTGCGCACGACGATCAGGTAGACACGACCACCCAAGCGCTAAACTATCTGAGGTCCCATGGAGGCAAACCGTTAGCAACGGCCAACCGTCTCGTCAAACGCAATCTATTTGTGCGCGGGGTCTGACCCGCCACTGGGCCCGGCTTCAGTCGGGGGAGGAATGCGTACCTATGTTCCGAATCCTCTGCTCCTCAGACCGATAACCACTAATATAAGTTCGTAGAGATAGTTATTCCGCAGCGATGGATGGTGCGTTGACGTGAGAGAAGGGACTAAGCTAATTCAGGCATGGGGCGCCCATAGCGCCAAAGAAACGTCGACCGTCGTCTCTGTAGCCAAATCGGTGGGGACGACGTTGCGAGAGTTCTTGTACACCGACCCAGACTATGTGGACAATACGGGTAACAGGAAAGTTAACGAGTTTACGTTTTTCCGCCAAATTTGTGAAGCCGATCCGAACGTGGCCGGGGCCATCGATTTTATCAGTCAGTCGATGGCCGCAGCGTACCGTGGCATAGGTTGGCGCGACGATTATGACGAAGACGGCAACCTGGTCAAAGAGTTCACGCCATCACCGGGGTTCGCGGAGGCTGTCGAAGATCTGTTGGTTGAAATAGAGTTCGCTTCGATGCTGAAACCTATCTTGGACGGGCTGAGTATCGAGGGGAACACGTTCCTCAGACTCTGGCGGGTCGAAGAAGACAAGCCAGGCAGCCCCATAACCAAAGTCGAGCAAATCCCAGCGTCGGCCATAACTATCCTCGACCGAGCCACTACGAACGGCGAAGCTGAAGGCGGCCTGATCACTGACCGCGACATCTACCTGGTGAACGAGGCTCCGGTTACTTCTGGCGAGTCTGATCAGATCGCTAGCCGTACAGCAACGTCGGGTACCTTTGTCGAACCGATCAAGATCAGTTCCTCGGATATGCTCCATTTTGCGAGGAACCGGGTCGGAAATCTGTACGTCGATCCCCTGGGCCGCAGGACCATGAACGTCTGGGGGATATCGCCGCTCAAGTCCCTGTCTCTGTTCGTCAAAGCCAAGATTCTGTTGTGGCTTGACTATATCCGGTGGTTCCATGCAGCCGTGCCGAGGCTGGACGGGTCTGTTGACGTCTCCCAATACCTCTCACCAGAGAACTATATTGGAGCGTCTGAGGAGGTCCAGGACCAGCTCGAACAGGCCGCCGAGACGATAATCACCAAGTTCCAGAAGTCGTTGGAAACGGTCGACAACGACCCGTCGAGCCCCACGTATGGCCAGACCCTCCCTCTCGAGACTGACTACGGCCTGATCCATTCGAGCCTGATCAAGCTGGGGTTCATAGGTGGTACGCCGATAGGCTCCGAGGTCTGGCAATCTATCGAAGCTTGTGACCGAGTGCTCTGCTCGAGGCTGGGCGTCCCCATGACGTTCTTTGGGTACGAAAGTGGATCCACGTACGCCGTTGGGTATGTCACCAAGAGCTTCATGAACACGTACGGTCTCTCGATGGTCCGAGGTCTCGAGCTCGAGCTCAGGGAGTTTATTCGCCGTGAGTTCATGACCCGTGGTATCGAGTTCGATAGGGAAGATGTAGACCGACTGGTCCTCGTCCTCGACGTCCAGGATCCCGACCAACTGGAAGCTATGAGGGAAGATCGTAAAGCCGAGCTAGAGGTGGCAGAACGGTTGGCAACCCTAGCCCAGAACCTGTTCGTGAACTCGGTCATCAGCCACAAAGAAGCTCGCCAACTTCTGAGGGATGGTGTGGACTACCTCAAGACCCTGCCTAAACTGTCTGTAGACGGCTACTATACGCCGCCCCAGCCGGCGCAGGTATCTCTGGCCGAAGCTGTGAGTGGACATACCTCATCTCTCCTGGAACGGTCTGAGGAAGGGGCTGAAGAGGCGATCAAACGAACCTATGAAGAGGGGACCAAGACCCTCCTCCAGAAGACTGCCGAAGAGGTCGAAGCAGGCAACCTAGACCTGGAAGCCGAAAGTGGTGGGTCTGAGTCAACTTCTCCGGCCTAAAGACCGGAGCTTGTAACTGAGGCATCATGTCTCGCTACAATAGGCTGGTTGACAACAGCCCTAAACGCGATATTCATCGCAGCGATGTGGTCCGCATGCCCAGCGAAGCCGCAAGACTCACATCTAAACTCGTCTCTCGTTG